GGGGGGGGGGTCACCAGCTATTTATACTGGTTCCGGTTCCACGGTCTGTTGAGGTAAATTTTATTCGCTCAACAGAACCAGTCACATGACATTCAACTTCAACGCCAGCTATGCCTTACTCACCTACTCTCAGTGCGGCGAACTCGACCCTTGGGCAGTTGTGGACCACCTTGCAGAACTACGCGGAGAATGCATCGTCGCCAGAGAAGCCCATGCTGATGGTGGAACTCATCTACACTGCTTTGTCCATTTCGAGCACAAGTTTCGAAGTCGACGAGCAAATGTGTTCGATGTACATGGCTGCCACCCAAATGTTTCACCTACGCACACAACACCACAAGCGGGTTTCGACTACGCGTGCAAGGATGGTGACATTGTGGCAGGGGGACTTGCAAGACCAGATGCTGGCAAAATCACTCGAACTGGAGATCACTGGCATGATATCGTACATGCAGAAAACAGAGAGGATTTTTTTAACTTACTGCGCACGTTTGCTCCAAGACAGCTGTGCTGTAGCTTTACCCAACTTGAGAAGTACGCTGATTGGAAATATCGACCAAATCGCGAAATATACGAACACCCAGCGGGCTACGAGCTGGTACAGGACCCTATTCCTGAGCTCAGCCAGTGGCTACAGAGCATATCTACAGGGCCTCGCAGAGGTAAGTGCTCGACGGGAAGGGGACCCCCCCGGAACTAAGAGTTCCGGCTCGCGCTTCGCTTGCTCGCGGGGACCCCCCCCCTCCCCTAAAGAGCACAGGCTAATACTGTCATAGATGGAGAGCGAGGTCAGAGCCTGTGCCTGTGGGGCCCCTCCCGAAATGGAAAGACAATTTGGGCTAGGGCACACGGGCCCCATGCCTACTTTGGAGGATTATTCAGCTTGGAGGAGCCCATCGAGGGAGTAAAATACGCCGTGTTCGACGACATAAACGGCGGTATCCAATTCTTCCCTCAATACAAATGGTGGCTTGGACACCAACGACAATTCTACGCCACAGACAAATACAAAGGCAAAAAGCTCATCTACTGGGGAAAGCCATCAATATGGATAAGCAATAACGACCCACGGGAAGAAACTGGGGCAGATGTTGATTGGCTCAATACAAATGTAACATTCGTTTATATAGACAGTCCACTGACAATCGAAGTGGATCCTATGTAATCAACCCTTCTCATGCCAATAATATGTACCATGCGGAAGAAAACTCAGCGTGTCTCCAGCCTCATTTCCAATAGAAGCGAATATGTCGACAACCCATAAGTCGCCATCTCCGACACGTCCACCAGTGTTATAGTGACTCCCTTCACTGATATACTTATGGTCTCCAACTTCCTTCTCGTTATATATCAACTTCCGCCCATTGCGATGCCAAAACTTTCGCTGCTTCCAATGACCTTCATCATTATGGCCATTTATCGCAATATTTCCGTCATAGAGGACGCGCACTCGGGTACGGTCCACCGTCGCGTTAAGTGGATCACTATAATCCACGCCAAGGGTACCTTGAAACAGCTCCTGCTGTAAAATCTGCCGAGGCAACGCAGTCTGCGAAACGTCATACATAGTACGCACGTACCCAGGCTGTGGGGTAGATGATACATTGTAATTAAACAACGTACCACTAGGGAACGCCTGAGCAGGCTCAAGCGCCTTCATAGTAAACACTATCCGACGCCACCTCCAATTTGCCCCGGTATTTGCCGTAAGCGTGACGCGCTCGGCATACCCGACGGACCACGTAGACCTATGCTGCCTGGCAAAATCGTATCCACGCGCTGCACCATCGCCAGGAGGGAGCTCGTTGTGAACACCGCGAGCCGAAGGAACAAAACAGAACATGTAAGATTGCTGCGAGCCGTTCATCACATACGGCAATCCAACATCTTGAAGAACACCTCCAGAGCCAATACCGCAGGCGATCATATTGTCTCTCTTCTTCACTGACGCAATACTAGCAACCTTGCGTACTGACATTTTGGGCTTTCGTACCCTATAAGATCGGCGACGATAACGTCTTCGAGCGCCGTACCTTCGTCCATAACTTCGGCGACTAAAACGTCGACGTCTGTAAGAAAAACGACTCATCATTTCTGATATATGACGGATTACAAATCAACAACAACAAGGGGGGGGGGTCACCAGCTATTTATACTGGTTCCGGTTCCACGGTCTGTTGAGGTAAATTTTATTCGCTCAACAGAACCAGTCACATGACATTCAACTTCAACGCCAGCTATGCCTTACTC